GCAACTTAGAAGGTTGATGCATTATCCATTATGCTACTTGCCCACAAACTATCATATTTTGTTTTCTTCTTTCTTGAGTTTGAAGTACATAGCATAGTACCTCTTTTTCATTTCGTCAATGGTTTCCATGTCTTCTTGAAAACCCATGTACTTGAGGAGTTGGTATGACCCCTCAAGTTCACTTAGCAATCTTAACACGTTGACTGGTTTTTTGTCAAGACCACCAAATGTATATTTACTTAAGTCCAAACCAATTTTTTAGTATAATCGTATGCATATTCCTCACGATAACCTTTGATGCCCCATCCCAACCAATAATATGCTGGGACCATATATTGTGCGATTGTAAATCCACTACCTTCAAACTCTGGAAGAACTTTTTGAAAATGAGATTCATTAATCATGTAACGAACCTGACCCTCAAGACTGCTTGGATCACAGTCATACTTCTTACAGAAAAATCCTAACCCCAAATATCTTCCTGTGCTAGTCCATTGTATAAGTCCATAACCACCTCTATAACATTGATCATAAGATACTCTAGCACCTCCTTCACAAATGTTAGGATAAAAATTACTTTCTGATTTAATGTTTCCAAGTATTGTGGAAAGAGCTATAGGATCTGAAATTTTTGTTTTTTCTTGCAATTGCTCTAAAACATACTTTTCATTTTCATTACATCCTGGGCATTTCCAACTAGATTTATATTCTACAACAGGAATTTTTACTGGTTCTGGTGGAGTTTCTATTTGACTTATTGTGGGATAAGCACATGCAACACTAGACGTTGCTAGAATTGTTGCCATTGCAGCTATTTGTTTTTTCATCGTTGAAATAATCTTTTCTGTAGTAGCGACCGAGGATGTTGCTATTATAGAAGGCTGGGGTGCCATCTGTCAAGCGTTTGGTCAGGACATCATTCAAAAATAATTGGCGGGTCTCCTCGTAGTTAACCCTTCCTGGCGTGGTATGGAGACTGAGGATCTCTCTAATAAAAGAGTCCCGTCCAACCGACTTAACATCTGCTTTAAGTTCGTCAGAACTTCCGTAGTAGTTTCGCCAGTTGCTCTCAGAAGTAACTTTTCTCCGTCTGGTAGTGTTATTAGTATTTCTAGGCTTTCGTTTTTGCCAGAAGTATTTTCTTCCAATATACGCACGGTTGTTGGTGCTATTGGTAATCTTGTAAACAAAACCATAGTAGTCCCCAATAAGGCTCCCGTCAAAAGGGGCGCCCATATATTGCCAGGGATTTGAATATTCTTTATTTTCTGCCACATAATCATTACATAACCTCTATTATTTATTCACCCCAAGGATCTGGTATTTCAATTTTAGTGCTTGTAGCATCCAAGCATCCGTCAGTTTTTTTGGTCCATGAATAAGAACCTCCACCGCTTTTGGATGGAGGTTTGGATCTGCCAATGCTTTTTGTCTCCAATTGTTTTTCATAATTGAAAACCAGCGAAAGTATCTTTCTTAACATCTTGCTTAATACTCCCAATCAAATAACTTTCAACTTCTGTCTCTTGTGGAGCAACTTGCATACCCTTAGAAGATAACCAGTGCTCTGTCCAGGGCAAAGGATTATTGCTGATAGGAGTATCAAAAATTGCTTTTAGTCCAATAGACTTTAAACGTCTGTTAGCAGTCCATTCAACGTACTTAGCAAGCAGTTTATCATTTAATCCAATAATAGAACCATCTTTAAACAGATATTCTGCCCAGAGTTTTTCCTCTTCTACACACTGACGAAACATATTGTAAACATTTTCTTTTTCTTCTTCAGCAATTTTTACCATTTCAGGATCATCACCATCACGCCACTTGTTTAAAATGTTTTGAGTAATGGTCATGTGTTGCGATTCGTCTCTGGCAATGAGTCCGATAATTTTGGCAGATCCTTCCAAGAGTTTAAGTTCGCCAAAGGCGAAAGAACATGCAAACGATACATAGAATCTAATTCCTTCAAGAATGTAGACATTAGCAACCGCTCTGTAGAGTTTTCGTTTAAGGTCATTGAGTTCCCACTTTGCTGAATCAACTTGTTCTAAAGCTTGTTCCCAACGCTTGCCAGCACCCCACTCTTGTGCTGCTTGTAGGAACTCATCATAAGCATGAGTAACAGATTTTGCTCGTGAAAGAATCTTCTCGTCATCTAGAATCTTGTCAAAGACTTCAGAAGGATCAGCATACACATTCTTGATGATGTGAGTGTAGGAGCGACTATGAACCATCTCCATAGTCTGCCAAATGTTCATAGCACCCTCAAGCTCAGGTAGTGAGCAGTAAGGCATAAAAGCCATCCCAGGACCACGCCCTTGTACAGAGTCAAGGAGAATCTGGTATTTAAGATTACTAGTGAAAATGTGTTTCTGGGCATCATTTAGAACTTGATAGTCAGCACGATCTTTCTGAAGAGAAACTTCTTCAGGTCTCCAAAAGTATCCAAGTTGTTGCTGAGTCAGTTTATCAAACACAGGATACTTAAACTTATCGTATCTCTGGACCCCAAGAGGGGGTCCGAAGAACATCTTTTGTTTTGTGCTATCCAATTGACTAGTGTTAAATACTGTCATTCCATCTACTTTACTACTCATTAGTTCGCCGTTTGTTCTAAATTTTGCAACTGTCACAATCTTCCTCCTCTGCACTAAAAATGTCGTCTAATAGATCTTGAATAGATTCTTTCTTCTCCTCTGTTAGTTCTGGTTCATCTCCTCTGCGATCATAAGTATTTTGATAGTAACTTGTTTTCCATCCATACTTGTAAGTTTTCAGGAAATCATTTGCCATGACAGATACTGGCACCTCATTGTTCTCATAATTCTCTGGATTATAACTCCAGTTGCCAGAAATTGCCTGGTCAAAGAACTTCTGCATTACAGCAACAACTTTGATGTACCCATCATTATCTTTCATGTCCCAAAGAAGAGTGTAGTTATTCTTGAGAGTACCATACTGAGGAACGATTTGCTTGAGTGGTCCCTTCTTTGATTTCTTAACGGACATGTATGCTCTAGGAGGTTCAATTCCATTTGTTGCGTTTGACACAACGGAACTGCTCTCCGATGGCATCTGTGCGGACAATGTGCTATGTCGCAATCCATATGTTTGAATCTCGGAACGTAAAGTATCCCAATCATAGTTCAACTCTGTTCCACAAAACTCGTCAATGTCACGTTTGTAAGTATCAATAGGAAGTATGCCGTCAGAATATTTAGTACGATTAAAATATTCACATGCACCTTTTTCTTTTGCTACTGCATTACTAGACTTAAGTAGATAGTACTGGAAAGCTTCAGACAATTCATGAACTAATTTCCATGCAGTTGGATCATCGTAGTGTTCTCCGTGCTTGGCAAGATAATGTGCAAGTCCGATATAACCAATACCAAGAGAACGGCGAGCAAGAGTAGAACGTCTTGCTGCTTCTACTGGATAATTTTGATAGTCAATAAGTTCTTCCAGACCACGGACTGCGAGATCACAGAGACTCTCTAATTCATCAAGTTTATTCAGTTTTCCAACGTTAATAGCAGAGAGAATGCACAGAGCAATCTCACCTTCCTTATCATCAATGTGGTTGATAGGATCAGTAGGAAGAGTAATCTCTTGACAAAGGTTACTCATGTTTACCTTATCTTTGAAAGACGAGTGTGAGTTGCAGTGATCAATATTCATAATGTAAATACGACCAGTCTCTGCTCTCTCTTTTAGGAGATCCAGAATGAGTTCTTGAGCTCCAATAGTCTTTCTTGGAAGAGACTGATCTCGTTCATAAGACTCATATAGACTGTCAAATCCAGGAGTGCCAAAAGCATCATACAAACCAGGAACGTCGTGCGGACTGAAGAGTGAGATGTCTTCATTTTTGATGAAACGCTCATAGAAGAGTTTGCTGATTTGGATACTGTAGTCTAACTTACGAACTCGGTTATCTTCAGTTCCTTTATTATTTTTTAGGACAATGATGTCTTCGATTTCTT